CCTACGTTTAAAAACTACTACCCAGGATCAATCACTCCACCTAATAGTGGAACGGTTGAAGCATTTGTGTATGACAGTCCATCACAAATGTATGAAATCCAATCTGACAATGCATCTGCTTCAGCGCAGACTGACATTTTCAAATGTGCGGATTTAGCTGGTGTAAGTGGTTCAACTTTGAACGGAGTAAGCTCAATGGAACTAGGAGATTCAACTTTAGGAACTAGTGGGCAATTTAAAATAATCGGAGTTTCAAGAGACCCTGAAAACAATGATCTAACATCAGCAAACGTCAACTGGCGTGTAATGGTGAATGAACATTTATTAGGATCTGGAAGCGCCGGGGCAGCGTAAGGAGAATAAATTATGGCAATATCACGACAACAACTCGTAAAAGAGCTTGAGCCAGGTTTAAACGCCTTGTTCGGCCTTGAGTATAAAAGATACGACCAGGAGCATAAAGAAATTTATACTACTGAGTCTTCTGACAGAGCTTTTGAAGAAGAAGTAATGTTATCTGGCTTTGCTAATGCATATGTTAAACCTGAGGGTTCAGCAGTTGCTTACGACAATGCACAAGAAACATTCACTGCAAGATATACTAATGAAACAGTAGCTCTTGCATTCGCTTTAACTGAAGAAGCAATGGAAGATAACTTGTATGACAGACTTTCGTCTAGATATACAAAAGCACTAGCGAGATCTATGGCTAACGCTAAACAGATCAAAGCAGCTAACCCACTAAATCAAGGGTTGCCTACTACAGACAACTATGATTCTGGTGATGCAGTTTCTTTGTTCAACACAGCGCACCCAACGATCGCTGGTTCTTTCAAAAACACGCTTACTACACAAGCAGACCTTAACGAAACATCGTTAGAGCAAGCAATGATCGACATTGCTGCAATGACTGATGAGAGAGGTCTTAAAATCGCAGCTAGAGGAATGAAAATGATCGTTCCTTCTGAAAACCAATTTAACGCTGAGAGATTGTTAAAATCTCAAGGTAGAGTTGGTACAGCTGATAACGATATCAATGCTATGAAATCTATGGGAATGGTTCCTGAAGGTTACAGAGTAAATCATTATCTAACAGATACTGATTCTTGGTATGTTATCACTGACGTGCCTAATGGTATGAAGTACTTTGAAAGATTACCTATCCAAACTAAAATGGAAGGTGATTTCAATACTGGAAACGTTAGATACAAAGCTAGAGAAAGATACTCGTTTGGAGTATCAGACCCTAGAGGTATCTTCGGTGTTGAAGGTGCTTAATAGTTAACCAATTTAAGGGGCCGCCTCAAAACGGCCCCTTTTTTATTTATAAGGGTGAATATATGAAAAAATTCCTAGTACAAATATGGGCTTACGATTATCACGCTAAATTTAAAGTTTTAGCGGAAGATAGCGTTGATTCTATTGAACAATCAATCCTTGACAAAATAGGAGAAAAGACTATAAAATGGGAATACATGGGTGAGAATGTATATTCTACCCAAGTTAACAGAATAACCTATGAGGAGGTTATCGATGATACAAGACCTGTACAAACAAAAAAGGTCCTTGGAGTTGAGGTGGCAGCTGGAGTATGAACAGTTTGGAAAATATACTCTGGATATGGTCAGAATTGATGACAAAATTAGAGAAGTCATCACTGAAATCAAACTCGAAGAAAATAAGATTGCTGATCGAGAAAACGCAATCAGAAATGCTGCTCCCGAAGTTTCTGTGGCTACTTAAATAAACGCCACATCGCTGAAATCGTACATTTCCTGTAGGATCTCTTGCACTCTACTAAAATCTATTATATAAATAAATCACTATACAATTAATTAGAATACTGACGCGTATAGTCGACGGCCTAGAGACAGTATTCGGAAACTAGGAGGATATAATTATGGCAACAACTACATTTTCGGGACCGATAAAAGCGGGAACGATTGCAAATACAACTGGGACTACAGTCGGAACAGACATGGCGAATGTCGGTTTCGTAGTAATGTCTCAATCTGCAGCGATTACACAATCTACAACTGCGGCGGCTTCAGGAATTATTATTCCTGCGCACAGTCAAATTTTAGAGTGTACGGTTTTTGTAACTACTGCGTATGATAACTCAGCAACTTTAAGCATTGGAACTAGTTCGACTTCAACTGAATTAGCAACTGCTGTTGCGGTATCCACTATCAACACAATTAAATTAGCAACACAAGCGACAATTACTGATGCTGATAATTGGTTAGATGTTGGAGCGACAGATGTTAAAATCTTTACGGACTCTTCTGCAACTACTTCAGATGCAGGACGTGCGACGTTGACGGTAACTTACGTTCAACAAGTATCGCCAGGTTTAACAGCGTAATAAATAATCAACTCTGAGTGGGGTGTAATGACCCCACTCTTTAATAGGAGAAAATAAAATGGCTTATGATCCAACAATAAACACACAGTTCGATGGAACTAAAAAACTAATCCATGTTTTTAACATAGATGCCACTAAAGATGGAAGTAATGGAACAACTACTATAGATGTTTCTGCTTTAGCTAAATCTCAACGTAACCAAGCATGTAATAGAATATCATTAAATAAAATTTGGTTTAATGTAAGTATTACTGCAGTTGCAGATGCGGCAAGACTTCAATGGGAAAATTCAGGTGGGGATGAAACTTTTTTATCTTTAAATGGATATGATAGTTGGGACTTTAGTAATATCGGAGGTTTAGTAAATCCAAATACATCTGGTAATGCAAATGGTGATGTAAATATCGTTATCCCTGCACATAGTACTGGTGATACTTATTCGATTGTTACTGAATGGCTTAAATATTACGAATTTTAATAGGAGGTTAAATGGCTAATACGACTTCCGGAACATTTACTTTTGGAAAAACTTTTGCAGTTGATGATATTGTAGAAGAAGCTTTTGAAAGAATTGGAATTCGTGGAGTAGCTGGTTACCAGCTTAAAACTGCACGAAGATCTTTAAACATTCTTTTTCAAGAATGGGCTAATAGAGGCGTGCATTTATGGGAAGTAGGTGATGGCTACTGTACTTTAGTAGCTGGCACAAAAGAATATATTGGCTATAGATCTTCTGGAGATGGAACTTCTACTTTATTAGATGGTGCAGGTGCAGCTTTATATGGTGTGGATGATGTTTTTGAAGCTTCATATAGAAGTAGTGCAGGTACTACTAGCCAATCAGATAGTCCTTTAACAAAAATTTCAAGATCAACTTATTCAGCTCTTTCTAATAAATTAGCTCAAGGTCAACCTTCTCAATATTGGGTTCAAAGATTTATAGATAGAGTTACAATTACTTTATACACAACTCCTGGATCAAGTCAGGCTGGAGATAGAGTTCAATTTTATTACATGAAAAGAATTGATGACGTTGGCGCATATACAAATGCTGCTGATGTTCCTTACTACTATATTCCTGCAATGTGTGCAGGTTTAGCATATTACTTAAGTATGAAATATGCTCCAGACAGAACACAAAATTTAAAACTTCTTTACGAAGATGAATTATTAAGAGCGGAGGCAGCGGATGGTTCAAGTAATAGTACTTATGTTACACCTAAAACTTACTATCCAAGTGTTTAATTATGGCAAGATTTGCAAAAGGAAAATTCGCATTAGCAATCTCTGATATTAGTGGCCAAGCATTTCCATGGAATGAAATGGTTACTCAATGGAATGGATTATTTGTTCATTTTTCTGAATTCGAATCTAAACAACCACAATTAGATCCTAAACCAAGTGCGGCAGATCCAACTGCTTTACCTAAAACAAGACCACAACAACCACCCCCTGATACATTAAGATTTTTAGATTTTAATCCTTTAAGAACTTTTGCGGCAGCTTCACCAATTATAAATGTAAGCTCTCTTAATCATCAAAGAAATTATGGAGACACTGTAAGATTTAGAGGATCTCCTACTACTTCACCTGGTACTGGTACACCAGATACTGTAGGTGATGATGGACCGGTTGCAGGAAATCCTGTAGTAGGTTTTTCTAATATTGCAAATGTAGATGGAATTACTGGCGCAACTATTTGTAAAGCTGCGGGCTACACAGTTATTCCTGGTTTATACACTAGCTATACAACAACATTAAATGGAACCATTGATGCAACTACAACGACAGTTGTTCTAACAAGCGTAACTGGATTTAATGGAGTTACAGTGGCTCCTTTTGAACCTACGATTGCAAACCCAAGTGGTACTCCAACTTATGGTGCATTAGTGGGAACAGAAATTATTAGTTATACTGGTTATAGTGGGAACACTTTAACAGGAGTAACACGAGGCGCATTTGGGTCTACAGCTGCTACTCACAATACTGGTGCTACAGTAAGATTATTAATAACACCAGCAAACAATTATTATTTTAGTGCAGACAGTAATGCAACTGCTGGACAAATACGTGGAGGTGGCTATAATGTATCTTCAGGACCAGTAACTTTAAAAACGATAGGACCACAATAATATGCCAGCAGGATTAACATACACACTAGCAAATTTACAAACTGATATTCAGAATTATACTGAAGTGGGAAGCAATGTTTTTACAGAAGCTGTAATGAATAAATTTATTACAAATGCTGAAAACAGAATTTATAGAGCCGTAGATGCAGATTTAGAAAGGCACTATGCGACATCAACTATGGTTATTGGAAATAGATATGTGACTATTCCATCTGACCTTAGAACTATTAGATATATTCAATTAAAAGATAGCTCTGATAAACAGGTTTATTTAGAGCAAAGAGACCCTAGTTTTATAGCTACTTATTATGATACCCCAAGTACTTCTTCTAGTACTTTACCTAAATATTACGCTAATTGGGACGAAAATTACTGGGTTGTAGCCCCTACTCCTAATGCAGCTTATGAGATTACTTTGGCTTACAATAAAAATCCTGTAAGTCTAACGGATTCAACTAAGTCCACTACAGGGACTTATTTGTCTAATAAATATCCAGACGTCCTTCTATATGCATGTTTAGTAAATGCATATGGATACTTGAAAGGACCCACAGATATGTTACAATACTACGATAAAGCTTATAATGAAGCTTTACAAACGTACGCGACTGAACAAATTGGTCGAAGACGCAGAAGCGAATATCAAGATGGTGTTATTCGTATTCCCCTTAAATCTGAATCACCATCTACTTATTAAGGAGATAAAAAATATGGCAAACGTAATACCTTTTAGTTTTAGAAATGAACTTCTATCTGGAAATCATAATTTTGCTTCAGGTGGAGATACATATAAACTAGCATTGTATACAGCAAACCCATACACGACTGCGAGCACTG